AGAACCATCACGCTCACCCTGCTGCCTCTCGCTGTTCCTACGGTTGAACACTCTCGGCACCGGATCTACAATCTCCTGCCGATCAAGCAGTCGGTCACGATCGTGGTCAGGACCGATACGCGAACCGTCAAGACCCTCGGGTACGTGGAGTCCAGCGAGCCCGACATCTTCTCCAATGAAGAGGCGGTAAAGGTGACGCTGATCTGCCCTGATGGCTACTGGTCGGACGGTGCTGCTGATACGCAGAACTATCTTCCCTTCGTCCAGGAGCACGCGGCATTCGAGTTCGACTGGGAGGACACCCCGCTGGAGTCGAGTCCTACGCTCATATTCTCGAAAACCGTCGGGCTGCCCTCCGTCATTCTGGAGAACGATGGAGACGTTCCTGCGGGGTTCACGATCATGATCGACATCCTCAAGGACAACGCCACCCCGATCAGCATCTATGACGATATCCGTGGACAGCAACTGACACTCACCACCAAGTGGCACCCAGGTGCCGCAATGACTCAGCCGGCCAAGGCGGGTGATCGATTTTACATCAACACCCGTGTCGGGCACAAGGCGGTCACTCGTATTCGAAATGGCAAGTCGGAGAAGGCTCTCCATCTTCTCGATATCAACTCGGACTGGCTCATGCTGTATCCTGGAGAGAACCGTCTGTACTACACGATCAATGTCGGAGGCGGAGCCAAGGTGTCCCTGTCCCGCGATATTCTCTACCAGGGGGTATAGTGTACCTAGCCGTTCTCGACAAGGGGCTCAACCTGGCGTACGTCATTGACGATTACAAGTCGATTATCTGGACGGAGCGCTATAACAAGTACGGCGACTTCGAGCTGGTGGTTCCGGGCACTTACGAGAACTATCAGAAGTTCCGCCTCGACACGTATCTGTTCACTCCCGAGTCGCAGAAGCTCATGATCATCGAGCAGCTCGAATGGACGGAGGAGTACAACAAAGCCAGCGAGATCAAGATCACGGGGCGATCCCTGGAGTCCATTCTCGACCGACGTATCGTAGGGCCAATCCGTTCCAGCGATGATCCCTGGTTCTACTACGTCCAGGGCTTTAATGATTTCGGCGACAACATCATTACGTCGCTGGTTGCGGACGCCTTCGCATTCCGAAAGCCTACGCTCCCGCGGCATGTAGGCTGGTTGCGGTGGATGGCGAATCCTAAAGATCTTCCGACAGAGGTTCTGCTCGGTCGGGACGGAGCAGAGATGAAGCTGCCCCAACGCCGTTTCACTACGGTCGCCGAGCAGCACAGCAAACCCGCCGGACCCGGATCCGATCTGAGGCTCAGTCAGTACTCGATCGATCTCTCGTCGACTCTAGAGGGCAGTCTGTACGAGATCGTGACCACT